GATAAAGACCATAGAGCTATGGGTGGTAATCCTTGTTTAGAACAAACATTGGAGTCATATGAGTTATGTTGTTTAGTTGAAACTTTTCCTGATAATCATGATGACTTTGAAGATTATGCGAGAACTCTAAAGTATGCTTATCTATATGCTAAAACAGTAACACTTGGAAGAACTCATTGGTCAGAAACAAACAGAGTTATGTTAAGAAATAGACGTATAGGTTGTAGTGTAAGTGGTGTCGCTCAATTCATTACTCATAGAGGATTGGGAACATTAAAGGAGTGGTTAAATGATGGATACGATGTCATACAAGAATGGGATGATATGTACTCTGATTGGTTTGCTGTACCAAACTCAATTAAAACTACTTCGGTTAAACCAAGTGGAACAGTTTCATTGTTGGCTGGCGCTACTCCAGGTTTACATTATCCCGAAAGTAGATTTTATATTAGAAGAATTAGAGTTTCTAAACATTCAGAATTATTAGAACCTATGAAAAAAGCAGGTTATAAAATAGAGCCCGCCTTTGGTTCAGAAGATACAACAATGGTTGTAGAAGTGCCGGTGGACGTAGGAGAGGGAATAAGAACAGCGGCTGAGCTTTCGATTTGGGAACAATTCAGTTTAGCCGCTTTTCTTCAACGACATTGGGCAGACAACCAAGTAAGTTGTACGGTTACATTCAATCCAGAAACGGAGACAGACCAAATTGCTCCGTGTTTGAATTATTATCAGTATCACCTAAAGGGTATTAGTTTATTACCAAGACACGATTATGGGGCTTATCCTCAAATGCCATATGAGGCAATTGATGAAAAGACTTATGATAAAGAAGTCAAAAAACTTGGTAAATTATCATTTGGTGTGATAAAGAATGAAGAGGCAGAAGTAGATAAATTTTGTAACAACGATAGTTGTGAAATCATTCCAACCACTGGTGATAATGATGACCAAGATTATGCAAATTAGACTTACAAAACAGCGGACAGGCAGACGACACACCTGTAAAAAAATGTGTCAATTTCAAAACAACAATAGGAGTGATTACTATGAACTATCGTAATCTAATCTCTATTCTTGCAATGTCAGTAGGACTTGTTTATGGGCAAGCCGTTACTGGTTTTGTTGGGGATGGAGAAAAACCACTTGTTGGAGCGAATGTAATCGTTGAGGGTACAGAACTCGGTGGAGTAACAGACGAAAGTGGAAAATTCGTCATCGAAACTGGATCTGGTACTTTTGACATTACTGCTTCATACATCGGTTATGTTGCCAAAACTCAATCAGTTGAGATTGGTGATATAGTTGGAAGTGTCAGTTTTGACTTAGAAACTGATGTGGTTGCTCTCACAGCACTTGAAGTTCTTGCTTCTCGTGCAGATGAGACTACACCTGTTGCTTATACTACGGTTAGTAAAGAAGAAATGGAAGTTCGTCTTGGTTCACAAGATATTCCAATGATTCTAAACACAACACCAAGTGTATATGCAACTCAACAAGGTGGAGGTGCGGGAGATGCCCGTATTAATGTTCGTGGATTCAACCAACGAAATGTCGCAGTAATGATAAACGGAGTTCCCCAAAACGATATGGAGAACGGATGGGTTTATTGGTCTAATTGGGATGGAGTAGGAGATGCTACTTCCTCAATTCAGATGCAACGAGGTCTATCAGCCGTGAATCTTGCTACACCATCAATTGGTGGAACGATGAACATTATCACCGACCCAGCTGCTCACGAAAAAGGTGGGAAGTTCAAACAAGAAGTCGGTGAGGGTGGATTTCTAAAATCTACCTTGAATTATAACTCAGGTCTAATAAATGATAAGTTGGCAATTAGTGGTACAATTGTTCGTAAAACTGGTGACGGTTTGATTGACGGTACTTGGACAGATGCTTGGGCTTATTATTTAGGTACATCATATGCTGTATCAGATAAACAGAGATTCGAGTTATATGCAATCGGTGCTCCACAAAGACACGGACAGAACCTATACAAACAGAACATAGCTACTTACTCTCAAGAGTTAGCTGGTGACATCGATGGATACGATGAAACTGCTTTCGCTGAAGGAGAGAAGTTTGAAACTGAAGCTGGTAGGTTCTTCAATCAGAATTGGGCACCTGTAGACCCATCATACAAAGGCCAACAATATTGGTATATGTATGGTGCGAGAACTACAGACAGGTACAATCCAAATCTGTTGAATGAAAGAGAAAACTTCTTTCATAAACCACTTGTAAATCTAAACCATTTCTATGATATAAATGATGATATGAGATTATCTTCAGTATTATATTGGAGTGGTGGTTCAGGTGGTGGTACTGGTACTTATGGAAGTGTCAGTAGAAAACCTGCAGTCGAAGGAGAACCTTGGTATGCAAGTTCACCTTGGATGTGGGATTGGAATGCTGAGATTGAACAGAACTCATCTAATGTAGATTCTGCTTGGTCTGATGTTGAAAATCGTTCAACAGGTATTCTTCGTAACTCAATCAATCGTCAGAACACATATGGTTTGATTTCTAAATTGAACTATGATGTATCAGACGAACTTGAAGTTCAAGTTGGTATCGATTGGAGAACTGCTGGTATAGAACACGCCCGTGAGGTTCGTGATTTATTAGGTGGAGACTACTATGTAAATTTCGCCGATGATAACGCACCTGATGGTAAAGTAGTTCGTTTAGGTGATATTATCGCCTATCACAACGAAACAACTGTTGATTGGTTTGGTGCTTTCTTACAAGGTAGTTATACTGGTGAGAAACTAAACCTTTATGGTATGGGTGGTGTATCCACTATTGGATATACTTACGAAGACCATTTTGCTCTAAATGTAGATGAAGATGGAAACAAAATTGATAATTTTGTTGAAGCTCCATCTATCACAACCTTTCAAGTAAAGGGTGGTGCTAGATATAATCTTGATGACAGATTATCAGCATTTGCTAATTTAGGGTATGTTCAAAAACCACCAATCTTAGATAATGTGATTGACTATGATGGAAATGTATCTACAAATCCAGATAATGAGAAATTCATATCTAATGAAATCGGTGGAGAATACAGAAGTGATAAAGTTGCTATCAAGGGTAGTTATTATAACACTCAATGGAAAGATAGAAACCTTACAAAATCTGTAACAACAGGACAAGGTGATTCAGGTGACACAGACATCATTTATCTAACTGGTGTAGACCAAAGTCATAGTGGTTTCGAGATAGAGTCTAAAGTTGCTCTACACGAAATGGTAGACTTAGATGTCGCTGTTAGTATCGGAGATTGGTACTTTGACGGAGATGCTAAAGGTGATTACACAAAGATGGAATACAATGAAAATAATGAGATTATCGGACAGACATCAGAAGAGTATGAGTATGCTCTCGCTAATCTAAAAGTTGGTGATATGCCACAAACATCTTATGTTGGTGGACTTACAGTAAAACCAATTAAAGGTTTGAGTGTACAAGGTCTTTATAGATGGTACGACAATCACTATGCTGATTGGAGTCCTGATTCTCGTGAGGTTGAAGGTGATGCAGATAGAGAACAAGTATGGAAAACTCCATCTTATGGTAAGTTAGACTTACATCTATCTTATAAATTACCTGAAATTGCAGGTCTTGATATGACTATTCACGGTCATTTATTCAATGCACTTGATGATGTTTACATCCAAGATGCAGTAGACAATAGTAAATACAATGGGTATGGTGATAAACTTCACTTAGCTCATAATGCCGAAGTATTTCTTGGAACACCAAGAAGTTTCAACTTGGGACTATCTGTCAATTTCTAATTGGTAAATTTGGGGGGATTAATTTCCCCCCTTTTATCAAAAAAAAATAAAAAAAGTTGTAAAAAGTGCTTGTATTTGTCATTTTTTCTTTGTAACTTATGGTATGAAAAATAAGGAAAAAATAATGAATACAAGAAAACATCTAAAAGAAGGTACTTACACTTATTGGGTAAATAAAAGAAGTGGTACTATCCAGCATGTGGGAGTTGAATACAATAAGTATTTCAAGAACTTCAAATTGACTATGAGTACTGTAAATTTACCATACGAAAGAATGTATTTCACAAAAGGTAGTGATATGAATGGTGTGGATAGATTCTTGAAAAACTATGAGTTTATTTGTGAGAATCCAGACAATGATTTTTTTGTAAATGTCTTGGCTAACAAGAAACTAAAGAGTGAGTTTACTTGGGGTAGAAAAACCAATGGTAGACTTGGTATCACTAAAGATGAATATTTTTCAAAACTAAACATAAAATAAAAGGAGTCTATTATGTATAGAAGTGAATGTTGTGGTGGAATGGTCTATGATGACTATGACATCTGTTCAGATTGTCTCGAACACTGCGAAGTGTGGTTTGATGGTGATGAAGAAGACGAAGACGAATCGTAAATGTAAACAATGTAAAACAGAGTTGAATGGGATAATGATTTTTTATCCTGAACTCTGTTTGTTTTGTGTTATAAAAAAAGAAAATAATGCTTGACACATATAGTAAAAGTTGTGTATATTATACTATGAATAATAAAGGAAAAACAAACAAAATGAAGACAACAACTAACAATCTAATAAACAATTTTTCTTATGAAGACTTGGCTCACGCTTTATATCTAAAAGGTGAGAGGGATGGTGTTCATAAAATTACAGACAAAACTCAATGGAGAGAGTTTGTTATCGCTGACAAATTAGGTCACAAGGCTTTTGATAAGATTTCTGCTGGTAAAGGTAGTGATAAATATGGTGCAGATGCTTATGAGGCTGATGGACAAACTGCAGAATATAAGAGTAAGTCTATCAATGACAAAGAGGTTCGTAACCTTACTCGTCAAGTTAGAAACCATAATACAGGTTTGAGATTTTCAGCACTCAAAGTTCCTGGTGTTTACAATGGGGCATATACACAAGATGCAATTGATGCTTATTCTAAACATAATCACTATTTTGGTGTGTTTTGGAAAGAGAGATGTGTTTTGATTATCAAACCAACTACTGATTATGTTATCAGTACACTTACTGAAAACAACAACAATCGTAAAGATGGGGCGACAACAAACCTAAATAGTGTTGTTGTGAACTTAGACGATGTTTCTAATTATGAAATTGCTTACAAAGACAATGATTGGTTCGAGGAGAATGAATGAAAAGTTATGCTATAGTAAATGAGGATTGTTTAGACTTACTAAGAGGTCTTGATGATAACTCTATTGATTTGGTTCTAACAGATCCACCATATTATATTGGATATGATGGTGGTAAAGGTTGGGACTCGGCTTGGGACACAGAACAAGATTATTTAGATTGGTGTAAGTTATGGACAGCTGAATGTGTTAGGGTATTGAAACCAAATAGATGTATGTATGTTTGGGGTACTACCAAAACAGATACATTCTTGAAATATAAATTAGATGTTCTCAACTCTTTTGATGATATTTATTATCAGAGTTGGATAATATGGTCGTATGATTGGGGTGGTAGAACAAAGAAAAACTTTGCCAGAAAACACGAGGATTTATTGATGTATTCTAAAGGTAAAGAATTTATGTTCAACAAAGATGATGTTAGAATACCATATATTTTGAAAAAGAGTGTTAGAAAAGGTAAAGAACTAAATCCACTTGGTAAAATACCAACGGATGTTTGGCCAAAGAACAATCATACCACATCAAAAGAATATGCTGGATGGCATCCAACTCAGAAACCACTTGAGTTATTAGAAAGAATTATCAAGGCTCACACAAATAAAGGTGATGTTGTTTTGGATTGTTTTAGTGGTAGTGGTAGTACTGCAATTGCATCCATAAATACCAACAGAGAATTTATTGGTTGTGAGTTAGATGAGGAGTATTTTACAAAATCAATGGAAAGAATAAACGAACTAACAGGTGTAAATAGGTTTATATAAATGTATCAGGCAATTCATTACGACCATTTCAAAAAGAAAATACATCTTTGGGATGATAAGGCTGGTTACCAAGTCATACCATTCAAAAAATATGCGTATACTAAATCACCTGGTGGTCAATATGTTTCACTATATGGTGATAGACTAAAGAAGATACACGATTGGGATCCTAAAGAAAAAGGTCTGTTTGAGTCTGATGTACAACCCGTAGTTAGATTTTTAGTAGACCAATATACAGATAGTGATGAAGTATCTGATGGTCACAGAGTAATGATTATGGATATCGAGTGTGAAATCGTAGATGGATTTCCTGATGTTCAGAATCCAAAAGAACAGATAACTTCTATTGCGATTTATGATTCTATTACCGACCACTATACTGCTTTTGTACTCGATCCTGAAAATAAATTTGAACTACCATCTGATGATGTTGGTAACAGAGTAAAAGAAGAAGATGGACAAACGATTGAAACATTCAAAACAGAGTTTCAATTATTGACAAGATTTTACCTAAAATATATGGAAATCCAACCAACAATAATTACTGGCTGGAATATAGAGTTTTTCGATATTCCTTTTCTCTATAATCGGTCAGTTCAAGTGGTTGGTGCTGATGTGGCCAATTTACTATCACCAATTAGAGAAGTAAATTGGTCTACATTCAGAGAAAGATATACAATTGCAGGTGTGAACATTTTAGACTATCTCGCACTCTACAAGAACTTTAGATTTACGATGCAATCAAGTTACAGATTAGACCATATTGGTGAGGTTGAGATTGGTACGAATAAAATAGAATATGATGGTACATTGAACGATTTATATGAAAATGACTTAGAGAAATTTGTAGAATATAACATACACGATGTTAGGATTGTGAAGAAACTCGATGATAAATTAGACTTTATTGATATTGCTCGTGGTGTGGCTCATCTTGGGCATGTACCTTACGAAGATGTATTTATGAGTTCACGATATCTTGAGGGTGCGATTTTAGTCTATTTGAAAAAGGTTGGAATGGTTGCACCAGATAAACCACCAAGACCAAAACAATTGAGTGGTGATAAATTTGCAGGTGCTTTTGTACAAGAACCACAATCTGGTAAACATAGTTGGGTTTATGATTTGGATATTACGAGTATGTATCCGAGTGTGATTCGTTCATTGAATATTTCACCTGAAACTAAACTTGGTAAGGTTATTGGTTGGGATCCTGAAGAGTATTTACAAAAAGATTTGAAAAAGACTTATACTATTGAGATGAAAGGTAAGGAACAAGGTAAAGTAACTAATGACCAACTCGAACAATACTTCAATGATAATCAAGTCAGTATATCTTCGTGTGGAGTATTGTATAGAACTGATAAGAAAGGTTTGATTCCATCACTATTGACTAAGTGGTTCAATGAAAGGGTAGAGTTCAGAAAGTTGGCTAAGAAGTTTGCTGAAGAGGGTAACGATGAACAACATCAGTATTTTGATAGAAGACAATACCTACAGAAGATTATTCTAAACTCATTATATGGTGTATTGGGTTTACCTGTATTTAGATTCTATGACTTAGATAATGCAGAATCAACAACATTGACAGGTCAATCACTAATCAAATTCACTAAGAAAATGGGTAACTACTTTTACAACAGAGAGTTGGGTGATGACAAAGACTATTGTATTTACATTGATACTGATTCAGTATTTTATTCTGCAGTTCCATTGGTAGAGAAGAGATTTCCGAATGAAAAATTATCTGATGTGATGATGTCAAAAAAGATTCTTGATATTGCATCAGAGGTACAAACATTCTTGAACAATTCATATAATTATTTTGCCAAAAGATTCAATCGTATAGATGAACACCATTACGAGATAAAACAAGAGGTTATTGCAAAGAGTGGATTATTCATTACCAAGAAAAGATATGGTATGAAGATTATCAATGATGCTGGGGTAAAGGTAAACAAAGTGCATGTCAAAGGTTTGGATACCGTTAGAAGTTCGTTTGCAATAGCGATGAAAGAATTATTGTCGAGTGTGTTGGAAGATATTTTGGCGGATGTACCAAAAGAAAAGATAGATGAGAGAATTGTAAACTTTAGAAATTCAATGGAGTTGATGGACTTTGATAGAATCTCATCACCAGTTGGGGTAAAGAATATATCAAAATACATATCACCATCTGATGGTATGTTTACTGATTTCAAAAAAGGTGCACCAGTGCATGTCAAGGCTGCTATAAATCACAATGACTTACTGAAGTATTACAAACAAGATAAGAAATATGAATTCATCAAGAATGGTAGTAAGATAAAGTGGGTGTATCTAAAAGAAAATAATTTAGGTATGGATGTGTTGGCCTACAAAGGTTATGAGGATCCACCTGAGATAATCAAATTCATAAAAGAGAATATACATCATAAGAAAATCTATGACCAGGCGTTATATAAAAAGATTATGATGTTTTATCAGGCTATGAATTGGGACGAACCAACACTAAAAAAAGATACCATTGAAAGATTTTTTTGATTGTTTGAGAATAATAAACAATATATATAAATATACTAAAACTATAATAGGAGAAAAACGGTTATGAATAAAGATGTATTGACTCGTTTCATTTCAAAATACCATTTGAGTGGTAACATAAATACTGCCATTTGGAAAAACAACGATAGTACTCTATCAACAAGATTCATTTCAGGTGATAAATCATTACTTGGAAATGTTAGTTTGGATGAGTTTGATGTTGAAGATTTTGAAATGGGAGTATATAATACAAACCAATTATCATCATTACTTGGTGTAGTTGGTAATGATATCAATCTTGATATACTGAGGTCAGAAGATAAATGTATTTCACTAAAAGTGAAAGATGATACTTCTTCTGTAAACTATATGTTATCTGATTTATCAGTAATAAACAGACCACCAGACTTGAAGAATGTTCCTGATTTTACATTGACACTTGACATTGATTCTAATTTTATCAATAAATTTATCAATGGTAAATCTGCATTACCAGATACAGAAACATTCACTATATTGACAGATGAAAGTGATAGTGGTGCAAAAGTTGTTATTGGTTGGAGTGAAATAAACTCTAATAGAGTTGAACTACCAGTAAATGTAACTGAGTTTGACAAGTTAGACAATATCTCATTCAATGCAAATCTATTCAAAGATGTATTGGTTGCAAACAAAGAGTGTGGTAATGCAAGATTGAGAGTTTCAAAAGATGGACTTGCACATATCAAATTCCAAGTTGATAAGTATGTCTCTGAGTATTTCCTTGTTGCATCTGCGAATAAGAGATAAATGTATCTAAAATACTTTGACAAATTTTACAACCAAGATGGATACTTAGACATATCCGAAGAAGAGTGGACTTACATAAAAGAAACCTTTGAAAAGGATGATGTAAAAGAAAGTCTTGCCAAAGTTGCAATGACTTATCCGATACCTTATGCGGAAATATCTGAAGAGGTGTGTCTAAAAGACTATAAAAAGTTGAAAGGTATTTGGTGGAATGATTTGATTGTAGAAGATGAGTGGTTTGCCAGAAGTGAAGATGGATATAGATGGGGAATTGATTATAAAGGTAAACAGATTTATTTCAAACGATATAATGTTGGTAATAAATCATCAAACTACTTTCAACAGAAAAATAGATGGTCTGTAGATGGTTCAGTTTCACCTGGACCACAACGGACTTGGGAAACTGAGAAGTTTATGACGAGTCTAATGGGTGCGGCATACTCTTTGAAGTTACCTAAGATTGATAAAAAACATCTAAGGTTGATGATAGGACTCAGAAAATACATTTGTAGTCAATTCAAACCATCGGTCGCAAAGGCAATATATGATTACTTTGAGGCTGATAGTATTTTAGATTTTTCTGCAGGTTGGGGTGATAGATTGGCTGGATTTTATGCCTCTAATTCAAGTAGGTATTATGGTATAGACCCAAGAAAAGAAAATCATCCAATCTACAGAGAACAGGCTGAGTTTTATGAAAAACATAGAAGTACTTTTTTAGAACCAACTAAGGAAGTAGATTTCTTTGAATCACCTGCAGAAGATTTTGATTACTCTCAGATAAAACCTGTTGATTTGGTATTTACATCACCACCTTATTTCAATGTGGAACGATATAGTTATGATGACACTCAAAGTTGGATAAGATACAAGGATATAAATTCTTGGAATGAATCATTCTTACATAGGGCACTTGAAAAGATGTGGACTCGTATAAGTAGTGGTGGACATTTGTTGGTAAATATTTCTGATGTCTATTCTAATTCAAAATGGAGTACTGATAGAGGTTGGGATAAGATATGTGACCCAATGAATGATTTCATAAATAATGAATTAGAGGGTTCAGAATATCAAGGTTGTATTGGAATGGAAATGGCAAAACGACCTAATAGTGGTGGTGCAGGAACTGCAAAATCAGAAGAGTATAGTGAAGAATCACTAAAACTTGCGGAAGAGACAAAGAACAAAACATTTTGTGAACCTATTTGGGTATGGAAAAAATTATAGACTATTTTACTAAGTTTTACGATATGAAACCGTATCTTTTCATAGATGAAAAGGAATGGAAGTATATTATGGAGACTTATGAAAAAGACGAAGTAGTTGATGAATTGGCTAAATGTTTACATACATATCCGTGTCCAATACCACAAATTACTGAAGAAGAATCTTTGAGAAGTTTGAAAAGACTCAAGGGTGTGAAATGGCCAGACATATTGGTGGAAGATTTTTGGTTTCCAAGAAATGAACAAAAATCAAAATACATATTATCACCAAAATATTTCAAACGAGATAATAAAGGTAATAATGCATCAAATCCATTTCACATAGAAACAAGATGGAAAGTTGATTGGACGAGAACACCAAGTGGATGGAAAACTTGGCAAACAATTGATGGGATAAAAACAATTGTTAGGGCATTTTGGAGTCTTGAAAAGGTATTGACCAAAGTAGATTTACAGAGTATTAGAATGGCCACCACATTACGAAAGTATGTGGCATCACAATTCAAACCAAGTATAGCGAAAGGATTTTATGACTACTTTAGAAGTGGTAATGTACTCGACTTTAGTGCTGGTTGGGGTGATAGGTTGGCTGGGTTTTATTGTGGAGAGACAACAAAATCATATGTTGGGATTGACCCAAACACCCTCAATCATCCAAACTATAAAAGACAAGTTGAGTTCTATAAAGAAAACCAAACATTTTTTGAAGAACCAAAAGAGGTAGAGTTTATTTGTGAACCAGCGGAAGATGTGGATTATTCAAAATATGAAAATTATTTCGATACAATATTTACATCACCACCTTATTTCAATGTTGAGAAATATTCCGATGAAGATACACAAAGTTACATCAGATATAAAGACATTGATAGTTGGAATAAAAACTTCTTACATAAGACAATAGAAAAGATAATTCCAACATTGAAAAAGGATGGGATACTGGCAATAAATATTGCAGATGTTTATGATGCAAAAAACAAAACATATTTTGACATCTGTAATCCAATGAATGATTTTATAAAATCACAAGGGTTGGAATACTATGGTTGTATAGGAATGGAGATGACTAAGAGATTCAATAGTGGTGGTGCTGGTAATGCAAAAAGTGAATACTTTAGTGAGGATTTGAAAGATAAAACAAAGGAAACCGAAAATATAGCATTCGGAGAACCAATATGGATATGGAAAAAAGCTTGACTTGTATTGCTTTTATTCGTATATTCATATATGATAAATTAGGAAAATAAATGGAAAATGATACTCTTTTGTGGGTTGAGAAATATCGACCACAAACACTCGATACATATGTTGGTAATGAACACCTTGTAAAGAAGGTTGGTTCATATATCAAAAATGATGACATACCACACCTTTTACTATATGGGAAGGCTGGTACAGGTAAGACTACTCTTGCAAAACTAATCGTCAATCAGATTGATTGTGATTATTTATATATCAATGCATCCGATGAGAATAATGTTGATACTGTTAGGACAAAGATAAAGACATTTGCCTCAAGTATTGGATTCAAGAAATGGAAAGTGGTTATATTAGACGAGTGTGATTACATAACACCAAATGCTCAGGCTGCTCTTCGTAATCTTATGGAAGTATTTTCTTCACATTGTAGATTTATATTGACTTGTAATTATTTAGAGAGAATGTTACAACCTATTGTAAGTCGTTGTCAGACTTATAACATATCACCACCATCTAAAAAAGAAGTTGCTCTTCACTTGAATACCATTTTGAAACAAGAGGATGTCGATTTTGAAATAAAAGATATGGGTGACATAGTAAATGCAAACTATCCTGATATTCGTAGAATTATAAATACAATACAGAGACAAGTAGTGGATGGTAAACTCGTATTGGTATCTGAAGAATATAATGATAATTATAAAGTAAAGATTTTGGAATCATTGAAAAATGACAATCCAAAAGATTGTTTCAATAACATACGAAAGATTCTTGCAAACTCAAAGATAAACGACTTTGTGGATTTGTTTAGATACTTATATGACACGATAGATGATTTTGCAAAGGGTTCAGAAGCCGAGGTTATACTAACAATCGCCGAGTATGAGTTTCGTGATTCACAAGTTCCAGATAAAGAGATAAATTGTATGGCGATGCTAACCAAGATTATAGGATATATAAAATGACAATGAGACCGATGAAACCAATGCCAGGACAACAACAACAAGTACAAGTTGATTTGAGTAAGGCTGAAAGTATCTCGTGTGAGAAATGTGGTAATTATAATTTTATTCAGACATACTTTCTGAAGAAATTATCACCACTTGTATCACCAACAGGAGAAGAAGCCATAGTACCAATCAATGTATTTTCTTGTGGTAATTGTGGTGAAGTACCAAAAGGATTCATTCCAAAAGATGAGTAATTACGAACAAAATTTAGTAAAATTATTTGGTAATGATTATGTGGATAATCTTGTTCCATCTGAAGAAGAGTTGGAACAAAAGTATAGTATTGAGGATACCAAACAAAAAGGTAAATCTTTATTCGACCACATAACTGCAATTTGTACACAACCAAACAACTATTTTGAAAATCTAACAGAGGTTGATAAAAAGTCGTGGTCAAATTATATGGTACATCGATTCCTTTCAATGAAAATGGAATGGGTGGACTTTGTAAATGATGTTCAGAAGTATTGGACATTAGAACCTAAAGATGTTTACAAGTTGTACACAAGTATATTACCAAGAAAAAAACAATGGTTGAAATATATCAAGGGAGAAAAAGATATGAGACCCAACGAGGTATTAGAGATAATATCAAAACACTTCAAACTATCATTCAGAGAGTCTGTGCAGTATTATGACTACTACATCTCTTCTGAACAAGGTAAGGCCGAACTCGGTGGTATCTTGAGAAAGTATGGAGTAAAAGAAGATGTAATTCGTAGGAAATACGGACTTACATAATGTATAATCGGTTTAATAACCCAAACTTAAATCCAGTTACAATAGAGGGATACAAAATGGCGAAAGGTAAATTGACAGAACTTACTAATTATGAGAAAGCATTATATGAACACGAATGGGGATTAGATACCAAAGAAAAAATAATTTGGTTGAATCAAGAATTCGAGTTATCGACACTTTATGATATCGGAGCGAAATTACACACGATACAGAGGGTAAATCCTACTGATGACCCAATAACTTTACATATCACATCTTATGGTGGTGATTTGTATTCGGCACTTGGGTTGATAGACACTATACAATCATTTCCTGTGAAAGTAAATACACACGCAGTTGGTGCATGTATGAGTGCAGGAAGTTTGATTCTAATAAGTGGGACGGGTGAAAGAACTATGACTAAAAATACGACAATTATGGTACACGAGGGTTCTTCTTTTGAACACGGAAAAACAAGTGATGTGTTGAGTTCATCAAAACATCTTGAAAATCTTAGAAAGAAAATGATAGAGATGTTTATTCAACACACCAACAAACCAAAGGCATTTTGGAATAGAGTTATGACAAAAGACACATACATTGATTCCAAACAGGCTATAGAATACGGAATAGTAGATAGTATAAAATGACAAGTGTAGATTACCAAGTCCTAAGTAAGTTCGTTGATATTGATGAACGAGATTTGGAGTTTCACAAGATAACAAATGCAATAAAAGAACACGATATCGAACACGGTATCGAAGTTATATTTGATTATTATCGGAGACACGGATTTCCACATTATAAAATTCGTGAGGAAGAGAAACACGACCACATAAGAAAACTACAAAAGTTTGATGTGGATACTATTTTTGTTGATAATCAAATTATACAGACAATGCATTGTTTGAGATTGGCTTGGACATACTTCCCACATTTTTGGGAAATAAGATGTGGGAGTGCCAAACAATCACCAATGGAAATATTCAATGATGACGAGAAGTTCAAAAAGACTATTCGTAAATGTTGGAATTGGAGTGCAAAACATTACAAAGGTGAGGAGAATCATCCAAACAATAAGTTTACAGAGAACAGACTTAGACAATCACTAAAAATTTATACAGGAACTCAATCAGTTAGTAACTTTAGACCAACTGCCGCAAAACTAATATACGAGAAGTTTGGTGGTGAAGTAGTTTGGGATATGAGTTGTGGTTGGGGTGGTAGATTATTGGGATTCTTATCTGCATCAAATACCAAACATTACATTGGTACTGAACCATCTACGAGAACTTTTGATGGTCTGTTGGAGATGAAAAAAGATTTTTCGTATTTTGGGAAAAAAGTTGATATTTATAAACAAGGAAGTGAGGAATTCAAACCAGAAAAAGAATCACTCGATTTATGTTTCACTTCCCCACCTTATTTCGATACTGAAAAATATAGCTTGGAAAAGTCACAAAGTTTTATTAAATTCCCTACAGAGAATGAATGGGTAAATGGTTTTTTGAGAAAGACCATTCAAAATTGTTATGATGGACTAAAAAAAGATAAATATATGTTGATAAATATTGCAAATACTCCTAAGTATGATTTTATAGAAAAGGAGACTATTAGTATATCAAAAGAACTTGGTTTTACACAAAAAGACACATTACAATTGACATTATCAAGTGTAATGGGTGCGGGTTATAAATATGAACCCATATTTGTTTTTAAAAAATGATAAATGAGAGGTTATAAATGATAAAAGAAAGAACAGAACCATCTGTTGTATCAACTGATGAAGTTATAGAACTGATGGAAAAAGAGTGGCCAGTAATGACTGCTGAGTTCAAAAAGTTACAAAGAGAACAATACGAGTTGTTCTTACACAAACAACACGATTATGGTCCTGGTAATATTTCAGTTGGAACAGCATTGAAGACACCAGAAGAAATAAAACTATCACTTACAGGTTTGTGGTTTCGTATGAATGATAAGTTACAGAGAGTAAAGACTTTATTGATGAACAATAGAGAATCTGCTGTAAAAGATGAACCATTAGAAGATGCATATTTGGATGTGTCTAATTATGGGATAATGGCGACAATTGTGGGTCGTGGTAAGTGGGGTAAGTAATTGTCAGTAAATAGAGTAAGTCACTCACAATATTCTGTATGGAGTAATTGTCCTTATCAATGGAAACTAAAGTACATTGATAAGTTAGCTCCATTTTCAGATTCCATACACACTATGTTTGGTACGAGTGTACACGAGGTATTACAAACTTATCTTGATGTAATGTATAAAAAGTCAATCAAAGAGGCAGACCAACTACCACTTGATAAAATGTTACTTCATAGAATGAAAACCAACTATGAGAACATTATGAAAAACAATGGTGGAGAAGAATTTTGTACTGAAAATGATATGAAAGAATTCTTTAGTCACGGAGTATTGATATTTGATTTCTTCAAAAAGAAAAGAGCTAATTATTTCTCAAAGAAATATTGGGAGTTGGTTGGAGTAGAAATTCCACTACAGAAGAAATTGAGACCAAATATGAACTTTGTTGGGTTCATAGATTTAGTTATGAAAGATACACGAAATGGTAGATTCAAAGTTATTGATATAAAGACATCCACTAAAGGGTGGAATAAATATGTCAAACAAGACAAGATAAAATCAGACCAAATTTTGTTGTATAAAAAGTTTTTATCTGAGACTTGGAAGATACCAATTGATAGGATTGATGTAGAGTTTCTTATATTGAAACGAATGTTATATGAAAATGTGGACTTTCCACAAAAAAGAGTACAACTTCACCATCCAGCAAATGGAACTCCAAGTATGAATCAGACTTGGAAAAGATTTGAATCTTTTATGGATGATTGTTATGACGAGAATGGAGATAGAATATTAGACAAAGAGTATACAAAAACAAATACTCAGAAGTCTTGTAAGTGGTGTGAGTTCAAAGATAAACCAGAAATATGTGATAGGGGATAAGGATGCAAGATACCTTTGGCAAACAAGTAAATTATAGTATCAGAATATCAACAAAAGGTTGGTTAGGTAATGGAGTATATGAAGACTTTATACTCGATTTCTTGGACGAGGCTTGGGGTAGTTCTGCAAGATTCAAATGTTATTTTTTACTTCACGATTCAAAAGACCTAAGTGGGTTACAGAAATTTATGAAGACTTGTGAAGGAAAATTACATTGGAAAACAATCATAGAATCAGAACCAAAGGAGAGAGTTTGGTTCGATATAGGTGAAGTAGATACAAAACTAAATAGATTTTGGTATCAGGCAGATAATCCAGATGGTATAGTTTTAGGTGTTTCTCAATTTATAAAGGCTGCAGAGTTTTGTTCACAACCAAAACACCAACAGAAACCAAAACAGAAGAGAACCGATGGATGATATGAGAGTAGCAATTGTTGGGAGTAGAGAGTATGTTGATAAGAGAAAAGTACGAGACTTTATTTTCAAGTGTAAAGAACAATTTGGTACAGACTTAGAAATAGTAAGTGGTGGTCAAAAACAAGGTGCAGATGGTTACGCAAAAAAATTCTCATTAGAAATGGATGTAAAATATTCAGAATTTCCACCACAACATTACCCATACAACCAACATTGTATACGACCAAACTATGAGTATGGTAAGGATTATAGAGTTTATCATTATCATAAAAGAAATAAACAGATTGCAGAATACTCTGATGTAGTTGTTGCATTTATACCAAAAGATAAAAGGTCAAAAGGTACAGAAAGTTGTTTATTGGAGGCTAAAAAATTGAAAAAAAATATAACCATTATACAATAATGATATATTTATATATAAGTATTTATGAGGGAAAACTAAATGGATAAGTTCAAATTGACTTCGGTAAAGGTGTTGAAAGATTCATATATAAGATTTAGAAGTATATGTCTCGATGATGATTTTACCTTACAAAAATTAGTAAACAGAGCTATAGACAAATATAATCAAGATGAAAATTTTCGAGATGAGATTCGAGACTATACTCAATTACATATTAGTAGTTCAAAATTATAGAAATAGGATAGGTTATGAGAAAAGAAATACTAAAGGCTAGTAGACTACACTTCAAAGCACACATTGAAAAACACAAAGTCAATGTCAATAATTTACTAAGAAATCCTGTAGGTGTTGCAGAGCATCCTGATATTATGGAAACGATAGAAAAGGAGTTAGCAATTATTGCTGAGTATGACGATAAGTTAGAAATGTTGGATAAGTACTTTTTCCAACAATACACAAATGATAAAGAGGTTCTAAATGACTAAAAAGAAAAAAATTCTACTACTATCAGATGACTTGAGAATGGCTTCTGGTGTTGGTACGATGTCAAAAGAATTTGTTATGGGAACTGCCCATCATTATGATTGGTATCAGATTGGTGGTGCTATCAAACATCCTGAAGAGGGTAAGATATTTGATTTATCTGATGATGTGAATAAAGAACGAGGTATCAAGAATGCAAATGTAAAGGTTCAACCAATTAGTGGTTATGGTAATCCTAATTTACTGAGAGGAATTTTGTCAGTAGAAAAACCAGATGCAATAATGATTTATACAGACCCAAGATTTTGGGTTTGGTTGTTTGAAATGGAACACGAAGTACGACAAGAAATTCCTATCTTCTATTATAATATTTGGGATGACTTACCATATCCGAGATGGAATGAAAACTATTATGAGTCTTGTGATTTGATTATGAATATTTCAAGACAGACTGTGAACATAGTCAATCAAGTTTGTCAAAGAACACCGAGAACTGAGAAGGATTCTACATACATACCACACGGAATAAACGAAGAACTTTTCAGACCATTATCCGATGAAGATACCAAAAGTAAAAAGTATACTGAATTTCTATCTAAGATAAACTCAAAGGGTAAGAAAGATTTTATCATTCTTTATAACAATAGAAACATCAGAAGAAAATTACCTGGTGATACTATATTGGCTTATAAACATTTCTGTGACCAATTACCAAAAGAAGAGGCTAAGAAATGTTTGTTGATTATGCACACTAATCCTGTAGACAACAATGGAACAGATTTACCAGCAGTTGTGGATGAATTGTGTCCAGACTACGATGTATTCTTCTCGCATGTCAAACTATCTACTGAGGAATTGAATTATCTATATGGAGTTTCGGATGTTACAATCAATATGGCATCAAATGAAGGATTTGGACTTGCTACTGCAGAATCCCTAATGAGTGGAACACCAATCATAGTAAATGTTACAGGTGGATTACAAGACCAATGTGGATTTACAAAACAAGTTGTAAATAGTGATGGTAGTGGATATACAAATGAATTACTTACCGTTGATGATTATACTAAAGAATGGGGTTCTAACCACGATGGTAAATATCAAGAGTGTGGAGAGTGGGCATTTCCAATATTTCCAGCCTGTCGTTCACTTCAAGGTTCACCACCAACTCCGTACATTTTTGATGACAGGTGTAGATTTGAGGATGCAGGAGATAAGTTGAAAGAGGTTTATGACTTACCTAAAGAAGAAAGAGTTCGTAGAGGATTATTGGGTAGGGAGTTTGTTCTGAGAGAGGACATTGGTATGTCTTCAAAACATATGAACGAAAGGTTCATAAAAGATATGGATTGGGCTTTCGAGAACTTCAAACCAAGAAAACAATTTGAATTATCAGAGGTTATATAGATGAAACCATTAATATTAGTTACCGCACCAGTTGGGACTCGTAGTGGATATGGGTCAAGGTCAAGAGATATAGTTAGGGCTCTTGTAAAATTAGATAAGTATGATGTAAAAGTATTCAATGTACCTTGGGGAAACACACCACAAAATGCTTTGATGATTGACCATCCAAAAGATAAACCAATCATTGATAATTTATTAGTCAATCCTAACTTAGATAGACAACCCGATATACATATTCACATAGTTGTACCAAATGAATTTCAACCTTATGGTAAGTTCAACATTGGGATAACTGCTGGATTAGAAGCCACACTCATACCAAAAGAGTGGATTGAGGGATGTAATAGAATGGATTTGGTTTTAGCAAGTTCTAATTTTTCTAAAGAAGTATTGTTGAAAACTGTATATGAGGAGAAAAATCAACAAGGTCAAGTAGTAAATACATTACAAGTAAACTCACCAGTAGAGGTTTTATTTGAAGGTGTGGATACTGAGGTTTACAATACAACAAATGAATTTGACCCAATCGTAGTTGATGAGTTAGGTAAGATAAAAACTGATTTCAATTATTTATTTGTTGGTCATTGGTTACAAGGTGGATTTGGTAATGATAGAAAAGATGTGGGTAGAATGATACATACATTCTTACAGACATTCAAGAGTCAAGAAGACCAACCAGGATTGATATTGAAAACAAGTGGTGCTGGATACTCTATTATTGATAAAGATGTTATAACA